GCTTTGAGTTTTGTTTTCTATATTCTCGTCCGTACCTTTTTCATTGTCTGTATCTGTTTCTTGTTCATCTTGTTGTTTTTGCATTTGCTTAATTTGTGCTTTAAGTTTTGTTATTTCATCTTGCAATGCTTGTGTATCTGCTTGATGTGGCACTGATACCATTCCAATTTCAATATCCGACCTAATTTGATTTTTAGCAAGTTCCTTGTATCTCATGTCTATAACCTGAATAACTGTATTTATAATATTATTTGGTATAGACAATAATCCAACCAATTCAAATTTTACCCTTTGGAAAACTTGTAGTGATTGAATATCCACTAATTTTTGTAACTTTTCTTTTGTAGGATTTTCTATAGTGTCAATTATTTCTTCTCTTGATATTATATTGTCTGCTTTTAAATTCAATTCATTGTACATTTCTTCTTTGTCTTTGTCATAAAATGTTAAATATCCTTGTTTAAAAAGCATAGTATTTTTGTTAAGATATTGTATTTCTTCTATAGTTAAATCACGTTCATTTTGTCCACTGTCATAAGGCTCAAAAACATATAAATCTGATTTTGTTTCAGCCATTATTTGCATTGGTGTTTGATTATATACCGATATTACATTTGACATTGTTTATCTCCTTTATTAATGGTTTTTCTTGATTAAAACAAGCATAGTGATACTGTTAAATACCACTATGCTTTATATGTTACGACAATGTAAGTTTATGTACTTTGTCTGGTTTTGTTATAGCAAAACTATAATCAAATCCAGTAATCTTAACATTTAGTACTTCTTTGTTGTTATCAGATGTCTCATACACTCTAAGGTCGCCCCTCATGTCTATGTCTCCAACCTTACCCAAAAAAGCGAACACTTTCTTATCAGGTATTACAAGTTGTCCATCTTGAGTTTTCTTATAACCTGAAAGTCCTGCTATATTAAATCCATTAAACACTTTAGCCATACCATATTTATTAAGTTCGTTCTTCATATCGTTGCTTAGATAGTCAGCATATCCTGCCAATCTTCCTATTTGATTAGCATATTTATTAAGAGTTACTATAAGTTTTGTATCATTAGTTTCCATTCTGTCATACAAATCAGTTGTGAATGTATCCATAACTTGAAGTGTCAAATTACCACCACCCACAGCTGTACCAGTTATAGTAGCGTCAAGCACATTGAATACATCAGAAAACAACTTGTTTTTTAGAGCTTCCTCTGCATAAACAGTGTATTTAGCTACAGTTTTAAAACTATCAGGTTTTCTAAATTCAATATAAGGCACTTCAAACTCAACTTGTGAGTGTTTAAGAGTTGGTTTCAAATTACCTACATCAAGATAAGACTTAGGAACATTTCCGCCTTTAGCTGAATCATAAGCTTTAAGTGTATTCTTAGGTAATTTTGTATATATCTTTTCATCAAATTCACCTATTTGTCCTTGATTAAATATCATATCAATCAAAGCATCTCTTGACGCATCAAGTTCAGGTGTTATAACAGACTTGATATAAGAAGCAAATGAGCCATCTCTATCTCTGCCTGAATTTCCTATTTCGTTAGCCCATGCTGTTATTTCCTTTGATATGTCTTTTTCTTCAGCAGTCAAATCTAAATTTCTTGAAACTTTTGAAGCCCAAGAAAACAGTCTGCCATCTTCTTTTATTAAACTTGCTATTGCAGTTTTATCCATTATTTACCTCCTTAAATAACAAAAGACCATATATTTCTATATAGTCTTTAATGTGTTTATTACAGTATTAAGTTTTGATATTACATATTTTATTTCAACCAATGTTGTATATTTTGAAATACTAAATCTTACAGAGCCCTTAATATAATCATCACTTACTCCCATTGCTTCTAAAACATGGGATTTGGTAATTGTTTTTTCGTTACACGCTGAACCACTTGAACATTCTACTCCACAAGTATCAAGAGCTAATACAATAGCATTACCGCTTAATCCTTTGACACAAATACTAATAATACTATTAACTCTTTTATCAATAGAGCCAGTTATTATTACGTCAGGCAGTTGTTTAAGTTTCTCAATCATATAGTCTTGAAGTGATTTTATTCTTGTATTGTATATTACTTGATTATTAAACAACAGCTCACAAGCCTTACCAAGCCCAACTATACAAGGAACATTTTCTGTACCACTTCTTTTACCATCTTGTTGACCACCACCATAAATAAAAGGTTTAATATCAATTCCTTTTTTGATATATAAAACTCCTATACCTTTGGGTGCGTGTATTTTGTGTCCTGAAAAAGTCATAAAGTCAATATCAAGCTGTTTAACATCTATTACTTGTTTTCCTATAATTTGAGTTGCGTCTGTGTGCAAGTATATATTTTTATCCTTGGTGATTTGTCTAATTTTTTCAATATCTTGAATTGTGCCGACCTCATTGTTTGCGTACATTATAGACACAAGTATAGTGTTTTCAGTAATAGATTGTTCAAGTTGTTGTAAATCTACAAAACCATTGCTGTCAACATTTATGTATTTAGTGGCACATAATTGTCTGTCAGCAAAATTTTTACAAGTATTAAGTATAGACTTGTGTTCTATCTTACTTGTTATAATATTTTTGTTTGGTTTTTCACTTGCTTGAACAACCCCATTTAACACCCAATTATTGCTTTCTGTTCCTCCAGATGTAAAGTAAATTTCTTCTGGACTACAATTTATTAGTTTTGCTATTTGTTGTTTGGCTTTCAGTATTCCTTGTTTGGCAGTATTACCAAGTGTATGATTATTTGAAGGATTGCCGTAATCAGACACAAAATAAGGTAACATATCATTTATAACTTCATAATCTACCATTGTTGTAGCACTATTGTCCATGTATACCTTATTGCTATGTCTATTTTTCTCATACAATTCTACCAATTTATCCATTACTACAGTATTTCTATAGCGTGTAATTTATGTCCTGCGTCCATGTATTCACCAATATAAACAGCTATTGCGTCAGCACCTGTAGAGTCTTTTTCAAGCTTACCTTGTGCATTAACTTTTAGCTTGTCATTTGCCTGTAGCCCTGTTTCTACTATTTGGTCTACAGCATATTGTTCGCCTTGAACAAGTGTTTCAAGTACAACCATTTCATTAGCGTCTATTGTTTCAAAAAGCTCATCATAATCACTTCTTTGCATATCAACGACATACTTACCGTCAGTTAGTCTTTCTTTGCCTACCAAAAATACATTCTTAGCTCCTGCTGTTGGTAGTTTTACTTTCTTTTCTTTTCTGTCTTTTTCTACAAATGTACCAAAAGTCATTTTTACCTTAGCACTGTATGTAGCGTCATAATTTTTTCCTACAAATTCTTGTAATCTTCTGTACATTCTTTCCTCCTAAAATAAATCTTTCATAATTGAGCCATCATATCTATACTCATCAGTCGGTACTGAATTAATATCAGCCTTTGCTTGTATATTATCAGTAGATGCAGTAGATACAACCTGCTTATTTTTTAACATATTTTCTACTATAAAACTATGTATAGTCGTATCATCAAGACTTGCTATAGCTGTTTGCAATACTTCGTTTTGTGATATTTCGTCATCTGACATTCCACAAAGTGATTTAAGTTTATCTGTCAAAACATCTTGTTTGGCTTTCTTTTGTGCAAGTGCTTGCTGTTCCTGAATTTCATCAATTTGTGCTTTATAAACCTTATATTCCACAACTGTATCTTGTAATTCTTTTATAGATGCTGTAGCTGTTTCAAGGCTTTTGTTTGCAAGGTCAAGTTTTGTTTGCATTTCAGTGGCATAAACATTAATATCAGTCGGCTTTACCATAAGAGTAACATTTTTGCTATCTACTATTTCTACACTATTATTGTCTGTTGCATATGTGATTTGTGTAAAGTCTAAGGCATTTTGATTATTGCTATTAGCTTGAATCAATACTGTCTTTTCTATAGGATAATAATATGCTATAACACAATCACTAAATTTTTCATTTAGCTTTATTGATAACATATTATACACGTCAGAATCTGTCAAATTTGCAGTTGAAGGCTCTATTATTGACTCTACAGTATCTTGATTATCTACAAGCTCTGTATTATCATCTGTATCTTTATCTGCGACCACAGGCTCTGTTGTTGGCTCTACAGTATCTTGTATGTCATTTGCACTTACAATATCTTCTGTTTGTGCAGTTGACATTTTATTTTTCTTCATTAACTCACCATTCCTTTCCATATCTTGAAGTAGTATAGTTTCAAGGTTTTGATTTTGACTTTCATTAACACTTGCCACATTTAGTAATTTTGCGTCTTTACAAGCAGGTAATACATCAGCACCAAGTACACAATGAGCCAAAAACTCACCGTCGTCAATTACTCTTGTATCACCAACCATATGATAAGATTTAATTCCTATCTCCCAAGATGAATAAAGCGTACCATTTGCTATTCTTTGTTTAATTAAATTTGAAGCATTTGAATATCTTTCAAATATTCTAAAAGTGGCAACAATAAACTCCTTGCCATCAATTTGTTGTATTTCAGCCTTAATGCAAGTCCCAAAACCCTTAGTATCAAGTACACATTCCTCTGATATATCACCATCATCACTGATTGTGATAACTCGTTTCATTTCATGTCCTGTAAAATCATACTCTCCATTGTAATTAGGTTTAATATTGCCTACAAGATGAGTAAAAAGTAGGGTAGGTAGCCAATTTTCAATAGTTTGTCTATTTACCATATCGCCATTGGCATTAGAGTCAAAACCTCCTATTACAAATTCTGCGTCGAAGTAATTATCTGATTTTGTACTTGCTATACTAACCTTATTACTAAATAACTGTAATCTTTCCATTTTTCACCTACCTTTCTATTTTCTTACTGTATCATTGTAATTTTCGTCATATTGTTGTTTATCTGGATTATCAGACTTTTTATCTGAATCCTTATCAACCATATTATTATTTTGTTTAGATGAAAATGTAGCTGATGTCTGATGTGGTGTAAATATTTTATCAAATCCGTTATCATTTTCAGTTATTCTTTTTTGTTTTTCATCTTCAACATCAAGTCCAAGAATACCATAAGCTGTTTCATAACTTGCATTAAGCCTATTAAATACAAATTCTGATAATTCTTTTCTTAAATCAAACTCCATCATTTCTGAATCAATAATAGATATTTTAGGAACATAGTCCAACCCAATTTTGTTATCCAAAAGAATAGCTTTATAGAATTTATTAATAGCTCTTTCACATTCTTTAGAAATAGCATTAATAGTATTCATTAACTGTTTAACACTTATATTTGCAGTAGATACTGAATTTCCTGTTTGTGTTGCCAAAAAGCCTATACCAAGTGCATTAAGCACATTGTTTCTATATTCCTGATATGTATTTTGGTCTGTCATTTCCACCTTTGGCTCTACATATTCTATTTTTGTAACATAGGCGGGAGGTGTAGTAACAACTATCTTTTGCCCCCAAGCTGACATCAAATTGCCGTGTGCATAAGCCATTTCACCTTGTCCATATGTTTTACCTTTATCAAGTAATTTATCACTAAGATACTGAACAAGTATTTTCTTAGCTCTTGCTTCTGCATTAAGTCTATCAGCTTCTTTAAACGACTCCAGCATTAGATTGTCTTTTAAAGCCTTAAAAATGGGGGATAAGCCATATTTTTTATTCAGATTGTTAATCCTCATTATATATGTTCTGTCTGGATTTAATATTGCATAGTTTTCGTTACTCTTATACGCTTTATAAACCTCGTCAGGATAGTTTTTCTTTATTTCTTGCTCAACTGTTTCAAAAAACATAGCTTTACCTGATTTAAGTTTAAGCATTGTCTTTTTTAACTGGTCTTTTAATACCTTGATATTTACCATACAAATAGGATCATTACCATACTTATAAGAAGATACTTCGACAACCTTCAACGGAAAGACGTCAATGTTATATCCACTGTTTGCATTACCTCTTAAATACAACACTTCATTGCCAGTGGCATAAGTGTTTAAGATAGAATTTGCTATGATTTGCTCGATACCGACGTATTCGTTGAAGTTGTCTATCAATTCTTTTACTTTACTTAATTGTTTTGATTTAGTTTTATTACTTGTAAAATCCCTGTATGTAAGCTTATAGTCAGTGTTTAGATTAGTTTCTATTACCTCGTACGTTTTACCAATTATTCCATTTTGAGTAATTTCATTTTCTATTAATGATGAAATATTAACAATTTTATCTACTTCATTTCTACAATTTTGTGTTAATTGGTCGAGTAGTTCATGTGTAATTTTACTGTTTGTTGCATTGCCTTTAAGAAAAGCCGAATACTTTCTGTTGGCTGGGTCAAATTCTTTTAAACTTTGAGCAATAGACCTTTGAAATTCTTGTTGTTGCATTAATGTTGTAGCAATTATTGTATCATCTTGCATTGTATTTATTAATACTTTTACATCTTCACTTATTCCAAACACCTCCTTATCTAAAACTTACCACACTTGTACAGTAAGGTATTTTACTCCAATCTATTGTATCAGCTTTGTTTTGTCTTAACTCTATTTCAAGTTCGTTTGCATAGTAATTGGCGTAAGCCAAAGACGAGTATCTATCTTTTCTGTTACCACTCTTTTCAAACACTTTAATTAAGCCTTTATCGTTTGTATATGACAGCTCAACCATTTCTCTTATAAGAAGTGATGTTTGTAAGTATGCGTCTATTAACTCCACTTGTTCTTCAACTGGTAAACTGAAGAATTTAGGCGTATCTGATAGTACCTCTCTACCTTTATATTCGTCGTATAGTAAATTTAATTTACCTGTTCTAATATCATCTTTAAGATATATAGCAACATTAGAGTTAAATGTATTATCAGCTTTAACCGCATAAATAACACTTGGTGCATTTTCATCTTGACATCTGATAGCCATATCCTCTCTATTAAAAACATTCAAAGCAGGGTAGACTATATTCTTCTTTCTGTCTATTTGCGGTTGTTGTAACTGGTCTGTTACAGCCATACCGTTACCATTAGCGTCTATTACTATGTAATCTATATCTAAGTCTTTAAATAATTGCTTTATTCTTATAGCTTGTAAGTTTGAATGACCGCCCTCTATTGTTTCCATATATACAATATTTCTAACATATTTACTATCTACATCAGGTACTAATTGCATTACAGACAAGGCTGTAGCGTCATTTTTCTTACCACCCATCAAAGCAACGTCTATTGATAATATTCGTATTTCGCCTGTTTGTTTTCTTAGCTGATTTAAGCCAAGTTTTTTACACAAATGTGCTGGATATAAAGGCATTTCAATATTTCTTCTTAAAGTTATCTCCTCAAGGTCAAAATATCCATCTTTAACTCCACCAAACCACTTACATTCCATTTCTATAGTGAAGGATACAGGGTCAAATGTACTTTCTTGCATTAAATTCTCAACTGCTGAACGTTTTAGTAATCCTTCTCTAATTGCTATTTGATACGGCAAGGCACATAAAAAGTAACCTCTACCAAGCAACATTGATGTAGCATAAGTTTTAAGATGTTGCCAAGACCAATGTGATTTAAGCCACGCAGAAGTCAAATATATTTCTTGGTTATCCTCTTGTAAATGTGAGTATTTTGGATTGCTTGAAAACGGTGTAATTCTTGGTACTATATTAAATTTTCTTAATACATCATCGAGTATCTGTTTGTCAATCATACGAAATTCATCAAATATCAATAAATTACTTCTAACACCTCTTGCTCCATCATTAGCTGTAACTGTTTTTATTGTACTACCGTTCCAAAATACTATTTCAGCGTTTTGTGCATTTAAAGTATACTTCTTAATCTCCATTCGCAATGTTTGAGAATTGGCATATAATTCCTTGATTATTTTATCAACAACCTCAACGGCTTGTGTTTTTTGTCCTGCGACTATAACAACCTTGATATTAGGATACAAAATACATTTAATACAACAAAATAAAGCTGTAATATATGTTTTCCCTAATCCACGACTTGCAATAAACATAAAA